TACAAAGTAGACACATACCCGATGAAGTTATCCGAACATTGTGGTATGTTGAGAATGCACAGAGTCTTTCTATATTACATCGAAAATACAAAGACCGTGTTCTTGGTAATGACCCTAGGATAATAATACCTTTTTTGAATGAAAAGGGGGAATTGATTGGAATCTCAGGTCGTGCAATCAACGATTCACCTCTGAGATATCTAACCATGAGATTTCTAGATGATGTTCCACTCATCTATAACCTGAATACTGTGGACAAATCAAAAACTGTTTACGTCACAGAGGGGCCTATAGACAGTTTATTCCTACCAAACTCTATTGCAGTGGGTGGTAGTGATTTCAAAAAGATTAATAAAGAATTTAAAGAAAACGCAATACTCATTTATGACAACGAACCCCGAAACACAGAAATACTCAAGAAGATAGAAGAAGTTATTGAATTGGGTTGGACTGTTTGTTTATGGAATGATATGAGAGTGTCGGAGTTCAAGGACATAAATGATATGGTCAACGGTGGACTATCCCCTGAGACTATTACTGATATTGTGGATAATTGTAGTTTTAATGGTCTCTCTGCAAAGTTAAAATTTATGGAGTATAAAAAGGTATGAGTAGTATTGACATGAAAGTCATTAAGTCAGACGGAACTAGAGTAGACATTGATTTAGATAAGATTCACAAAATGGTCACCAAAGCTTGTAAAGAACTTGCAGGTGTTTCAGAATCACTAGTAGAAATGAATAGTGGGTTACAGTTTTATGATGGTATTACTACACAAGAAATTCAAAAGATTTTGATCAAGTCTGCAAGTGACTTGATTACACTAGAACACCCCAATTATCAATTTGTTGCATCAAGACTATTGTTGTTTGCAGTGCAGAAACAAGTGTTCAATACTAAGTGGAAAGACTCACAGATTTATCCACCACTGTATGAGATCATTGAACGCAACATTGAATACGGAGTGTATGATAAAGACATTCTAAATTCGTATACAAAAGAAGAGATTGAGTCTATCGATAGTTTTATTAAACATGGTAGAGACTATGATTTCACCTATGCAGGACTACAACAAATTGTAGACAAATACTTAGTGCAAGATAGGTCAAGTGGGACGTTATATGAAACACCACAGTTCATGTATATGTTAATTGCAATGACTTTATTCAAGAACTACACACAAGATAGACTAGGATATGTAAAAAGGTATTATGATGCAATCTCACAATTCAAAATTAACATCCCAACTCCAATCATGGCTGGAGTTAGGACTCCACTTAGACAATTTGCAAGTTGCGTCCTCGTTGATTCAGACGACACTCTCGACAGTATCTTCTCAAGTGACACGGCTATCGGAAAATACGTTGCACAGAGGGCAGGAATTGGAATTAACGCAGGAAGAATCAGAGGACTTGGTTCGAGAATTAGAGGGGGTGAAGTGCAGCATACAGGCGTTATACCTTTCCTCAAAAAATTTGAATCAACAGTTAGATGTTGCACTCAAAACGGTGTAAGGGGTGGAAGTGCAACTGTTCACTTCCCGATATGGCACCAAGAGATTCAAGATATCATCGTCCTCAAAAATAACAAGGGGACTGAAGACAACAGAGTCAGAAAGTTAGATTACTCTATTCAGTTCTCAAAGATTTTTTATGAGAGGTTCTTGAGTAATGGAGAGATCACATTATTCTCACCTCACAATGTTCCAGGCTTGTATGAAGCATTTGGAACACCTGAGTTTGATGAACTCTATGAGAAGTATGAAAGAGCAACTTCTATTCCTAAGACTAAAGTTAGTGCAAGGGAATTAATTACAGACTTATTAAAAGAGAGAGCCGAGACTGGTCGTATCTATATTATGAATATAGATCACTGCAACTCACACAGTAGTTTCAAAGACAAAGTGAACATGAGTAATCTTTGTCAAGAGATCACACTACCAACAGACCCAATTCAACATATTGATGGAGAGGGTGAAATTGCACTTTGTATTTTAAGTGCAATTAATGTGGGTATTGTGAAGAAGGATGAGATGGAAACTCTGTGTGATCTTGCAGTTCGTGGATTAGAAGAACTAATTGACCACCAAGAATATCCTGTTGTAGCTGCAAAACAGTCTACAATTGCAAGGAGATCATTGGGTATTGGTTACATTGGTCTTGCACACTTCCTTGCAAAGAACAAAGTTAAGTATGGTGACAAAGAGTCACTTAAACTGGTGCATGAACTTACAGAGGCATTTCAGTATTACCTATTGAAATCATCTGTTCAAATTGCAAAAGAGAAGGGTGCATGTTTAGGTTTTGGTCAAACAAAATACTCAGATGGTGTTCTACCTATTGATACCTATAAGAAAGAGGTTGATGAATTGGTTGCACCTGAGTATAAGTTAGATTGGGAAAAACTTCGTGCAGAGATTCTAACACACGGATTAAGACACTCTACACTTACTGCACAGATGCCCTCTGAGAGTTCCTCAGTCGTCTCTAATGCAACGAATGGTATCGAACCACCTAGAGACTATCTGTCAGTTAAGAAGAGTAAGAAAGGAACACTGAAACAGGTAGTTCCACAATATCAACATTTAAAAAACAACTACACCCTATTATGGGATATGCCTTCTAATGAAGGTTACATTAACATTGTTGCAGTAATGCAGAAGTTTTTTGATCAGGCAATCAGTGGTAACTGGTCATACAATCCTGAGAACTACGAGAACAGTGAAGTTCCAGTATCAGTAATGGCAAGAGACCTATTAACTACATACAAGTATGGTTGGAAAACATCCTATTATCAAAACACTATGGATGGTAAGAAAGAAGATGTCGTAGAAGAACTACCAAGTGCAGTAGATGATGCAGCTAATGTGATGTCAAATTATGGAGAAGAAGATGAGTGTGAAGCTTGCGCAATATAATCAGAAAGTAGTATTTGCACCTGATGGGACTGAAGCTCAGTGGACTGGTTATGTCAATGAGACTACAAGAAAATTTATAGAGAACAGATATGTAGTTTTACGTAATTTTATTCCTAAGGATTTGATTCAGGTAGCACTAGATACATGGAAGGTTATTGAAAACCATCCTGCATCTCAAGCTTTCTATTTTGGTGAAGTGGGAGAACAAGAGACCACATTTGATACACCACCTGAACAACAATATCTTTCAAAAGGTGCATATTGTTTTCCACCAGCTGTAGGACTGCACCATTGGATGATGAAGGAGTTAAGAAACCACTTAACATTTCCTGTAAAGGAAACCTACTCTTATTCACGAGTATACACTAGGAATGCAGTATTAAATGCACACTACGACAGACCTTCATGTGAGGTAAGTGTTACAACTGTGTTAGATTATAAAACAGATGATAACAAACCATGGACTATATGGGTGCAGAATGATAAAAATTATTTGGGATTATGCCAAAAAGAAGCAAAAAAAGAATTCACAAGATATTCCAGTAAGAAAAAGAACAAACTCAATACCTATCTCTTTAGAGCCTGGTGACATACTACTTTACCAAGGCCCTAACGTAGTCCATTGGAGAGATTCACTTGTAGGTGACTACAGTAGACATATGTTCTTTCACTTCTATAATGAGTTTAGTGTAATGACTCATTGGAAACATTTAGGTATTCAATGGAATCCTCAAGTAAGAGAATTTCCAATATATGATTATAATCGAAATTATGGTTGTGTGTTAAGTTACGATGGTAGGGAAGACAGATATCAAACCGACCCCGATGTTACAAAAAACTCACCAAAAGACGACCATTTTTATAAATTTAGACAAAAATTTGATGAAGTTTTAACTTCAGCTATGGAAGGGGATGAGGAAAATAGAAAGTTCTTACAACAGGGCATCAACAATTATTTTT